GATTGAACAAAAGGTTTTAGAGGAGGCGCGCAAGGTGCGGTCACATTCGGATAGCTTACGTGGACGAGTTTCTCGGTCTGCAAATAAAGGATGGAAACCGTGAGCTATCCAGAACTTTATCCAACTCAACCGAAAGGAGAACTGCATCATGAATACGAAACAGAAACAGCAGCAGCAAAGTCTATCGCGAGCAATGGAGCGCGCCGAAGACCTGCGCACGATGAGCGACCCCACCCGGTGGCCGCGCTGGCCGCTGCTCCCGGTGAAGCGCCCGAACCCCGAAGGTGGGATACCGATCTGCGGGGTGATGTTCGCGGGAGATCGAGCGCGCTATGCGAGCACGGTGTTTGAGAAGGTGAACCTGTTCGGGAGCAAAGCGGGGCAAAGCTATGCACAATTTCTTGCGACGGGGATCGAGCGCGCATATCCCGATCTCGCTGCGCTGCTCGATGCGGGATGGGAGGTGGATTGATCATGGCGGAGAGAAGAAAATACGTGAAGTGAGAAACCGGAGAAAGCCATGACCGCTGAGACGCCGACGCCGATGCCAGGGGAACAGTGCTGTGCCGCCACGGTTGAAGAACTGTGCGCTGGCACGCTGGCCCACTACGACGACATCAGCACGAAAGCCTGTCACTGGAACAATCAAGTTCCGCAGGCAATACGCTTCTGGTATCTGGAAAAGCCGAAGCTCGAACGCGCCCTCGCCGCCGCAGAGCAAGAAGTGAAGCGCGTCCAAGAACTGCACACCGAGCTGATGAAAGAAGCTGATAGGCGTGTCGATGCCGCCGAGGCCAAGCTCACAAAGGAGAAGAAAGATGCCTAAGATGGAAGAGATTTTCAAGGTCGAGGGAGAAATCTTGCACAGCTCTGCAAAGGCCGTGATGTTCAAGATCAACGACGAAAGTGTCTGGATACCTCTTTCGCAACTGCATGAGCCTGAAGAGCTTTTCGAGGACGAGGTCCTTCGTAAAGGAGCTCATGTCGAGGTCAAGATGACCGCATGGATAGCAAAGAAGGTCGGACTGATATGATACTCCAGTACGAGCCGATTTATTTCAACTACGTTCTCATGTTCCTCTACGTGTTGAATACCTTGAATTGGCTCTCCGCTCGTAACTATCCTCAGGCGCTCTACTGGTTCGCAGCTTTTTTGATCACCCTCGCAGTAACTTGGGGACTGACGAAATGAGTCGAGGCAGACCTATGCAGTATGATCATCAAGCCTTGGCTGATGCAATTGCTGCAATGGTTGCCTTAGATGTGCTTGTCTGGACACCACAAGCAAACGAAAGCGTTAAAAACCTGCGTCGCTACGTGCACTATTACTTAGCGCGGCTCGGACTGACTCAAGCGCATTATCGCACGTTCCTTCATAGAAAGAGGATTTATATCCTTCGTCTTGATTGATAAGCGAATGCTGATCGTTGACATCTTGACTTCGATATGTTATAGTCGTTGATCCAATGCCTATTAAAACACGTTCGTCTGGCCCACCCAACGCCGAGGTATTCGGAGTCGGCGAAGCTCCCGGCGCAGACGAGGAGGTTAAAGGTATTCCTTTTATCGGAACGGCTGGACAAGAATTGACTCGAATGCTTCACGAGGCCGGATATGTCCGTGAAGAGATGTTCCTTTCCAACGTCTGCAAATACCGCCCACCGGAGAACAAGATCGAGGCCTTCTTCCTCGATAAGAAGCTTACGAAACCCAACGAGCTTGTTATCGAAGGAGTTGCAGAGCTCAAAGAAGAAATCCGCCAGGTCAAACCGAAACTTATCCTCGCCTTCGGAGCGACACCGCTCTGGGCCTTAATGGGCCATCGAGGCATCATGAAGTGGCGAGGCTCGATGCTTGAGTATCAAGATGGAGACCTGAAGATACCGCTTTTGGCGACGTATCATCCCTCGGCGATCTTGCGTGAGTGGTCGTGGCGTTCGCCTGCCGTGCATGACTTGAAACGATCGAAGCTGGCCTTGCCAAACGGCTGGCCGAAGCCAGAGTATAAGTTTCTTCTTCGCCCGAACTTCAGCACTGTAATGGGCGTGCTGGATATGCTCATAGAAAGGGCCAACCATGCGACTTCACTATGTCCTCTTGTGCTCTCGTCCGACCTCGAGACTCGTGCTGGATTCATCGCCTGCCACGGGATTGCTTGGTCATCTACGGAAGCTATTTCAATCCCCTTCATGTGCGTTGAGCGACCTACCGGCTACTGGACTCTCGACGAAGAGGTGGCGATCTGGCAGCGGCAACGTGATCTACTTACTCACCCCAACGTCTCAATCGTCGGTCAGAACTACCTCTACGACGCGCAGTATTTCGCTCGCCGCTGGGGCTACGTTCCACGTCTTGTCGACGACACGATGCTGATGCAGAACGTCGCCTTTCCTGGCACGCCTCGAGACCTTGGCTACCTCTCGAGCATGTATAGACAGATTCATACTTACTGGAAGGACGAAGGCAAGACGTGGAATTCAAACGTTCCTGAGGAACGGCTCTGGGCCTATAATTGTCTCGATGCTGCTGCGACCTTTGAAATACGTGAGCAACTTGAAGCCATTCTTCGAGCTCTTAACCTCTGGGAGCTTTATCGTTTTCAGATCGACGTATTCTACGTTGCTCTTGAAATGATGCTTCGCGGCATTAAGATCAATCAACAAGCGCGCGGCAATATCGCTGTTCAAATCATCGAGGCAGTGTTCTCCCGCGAAAGCGATCTGACTTACATCTTGCGCCAATCGCTCAACGTGCGCAGCCCGAAGCAGGTGCACCAGCTCTTCTACGAACAGCTCAAGGTGCGCGAGATCCGTAATCGCAAGACGAAGAAGCGCACCTGCGACGACGACGCTATGGAAATCTGGGCTCGCGAGGAGCCGTTGCTGCGACCTGTAACTCAACTCATCGCCGATCTTCGCACGCTTGGCACAGTTATGTCAAACGTCATAAGAGCTCCGCTCGACGCTGACGGTCGTATGCGAAGCTCGTTCGATGTAGCTAAGGAGACTTTTCGATGGAGCTCAAGCGAAAACGCTTTCGGCGGCGGCTGCAACCTGCAAAACTGGACAAAAGGGGACGAGGACAAGGAGGCAAGCGCCTTACGCCCCGGTCAAGCAATAATCCCGAATGTCAGAAAGCTAATTATCCCAGACGCCGGCTTCGAACTGGCTTCGCCTGATCTTACCGGTGCCGATGCTCAAACTGTAGCTTGGGAGGCAAACGATGAAGACCTTAAACGGATTTTTCGAGAGAATAAGATTAAGATTCATGCCCACAATGCTCAGGTTGTTTTCAAGGAAAAAGCCCCAACAGGTTATGAGCAACCTTATTACGATTACATCAGAACTGGGGTGCACCTTGTCGATTACGGAGGTAAAGCCCGGACACTGGCAGGTGCGCTCGTCACCTCGGAATGGGAAGCCCAAAACTTCATTGATCACTGGTTTCGACTACATCCTGGTATCCTCGACTGGCATAATCGCACCCAGGACCAGCTTAATAAAACTCGATGCGTCTTCAACGCTTTTGGATACCGAAGATTCTATTTCGACCGAGTCCAAGAGATTCTCCCAGAAGCGCTCGCCTGGATAGGCCAGTCAACAACGGCTTGTATAACCAATCGAGCGCTCGTCGCTCTTCGTAAAGCAAAAGAGCTCTGTGCGGATCTCCAGATTCAGGTCTTACTTCAGGTCCACGACGAAATCCTTCTTCAATATCCCATCCGCTACCGCGATCAAGTTCTTCGTGCCATCAAGCCGCTTATGCACATTCCTGTCCCGTATAAAGATCCGTTGACAATTCCTTGGGGGCTAAAGACTTCTGAGGTATCCTGGGGCGACTGCTCTAAAAGAGACTGGCCCCTTTAATGGTAATAATAATGGGACATTATTCGCACCAATGGCCAAGCGTCGCTGCGCTGATTGGCTCAAAGCCTTCGTCACTTATGCCTCTTTCGGAGAAGCTCCGCTCAAGATGCTCTATTGGAGCGGCGTGTCTACAATTGCTGGCGCATTGCGACGCAGGGTCTGGATCGATCAAGCTTATTTCCAGTGGATTCCAAATTTCTATGTCGTTTTCATCGCTCCTCCGGGCGTTGTCTCGAAGTCGACAACAGCCAACATAGGAATGAATCTCCTGCGTGGGTTGCCTTACATCAAGTTTGGACCTGATGTAATCACCTGGCAGGCGTTGGTAACTGGCCTCGCAAAGGCGACCGAGGCAACGGCTTCGCCTTCTGGCGACTTCCGTTCAATGTCTGCGCTTACGTTCTGCTCAGACGAACTCGGCAACCTGCTGAATCCCAACGATCGAGACCTTGTCGACGCACTTGTAACGCTCTGGGATGGAAAGCAAGGTGCGTTCCGCAAGGAGACGAAGACCTCTGGAAGCGATACGATCGAAAATCCCTTCGTTAACATTATTGGCTGCACTACACCAGCCTGGCTTTCCGGCAACTTTCCAGAATACATGCTTGGAGGTGGTTTTACCTCTCGCTGCGTGTTCATCTACGCCGATACAAAGCGGCAGCTTGTGCCTTACCCCGATGAGGCAGTGCCAGCAAACTTTGAAACGCAAAAACTGGATTTAATCCACGACCTGGAAATGATGTCGATGCTCTATGGCTGCTATGAGTTAACCGGTCCAGCTCGTGATTGGGGGCATAAGTGGTATTTGAATCACTGGAAGCGCAAGCCAAGTGATATAAAAACTGAGCAATTCGAAGGCTATATGGCGCGGAAGCAGACGCATATGCACAAGCTTGCGATGGTGCTCTCTGCTGCTCGTCGAGATGAGATGGTTATTCGCGAGGCCGAATTGGTCGAGGCTGCCGACACAGTTACCGCGTTAGAGCAGGATATGTCGAAAATCTTCGCCCGCATTGGTCAGACGGATATCACGCGAGGCAGCGCAGAAATTCTTGCTGCGGTTGAAACGTATCCTGGCGTGCCAATGAAGGACCTCTACCAACGGCTGTTCCGCACGTTGTCTTACGACGATTTCGTCAAGGCCTTGAATGGAGCTTTAAACACGCAAAAGATCCACTCCGTTCAACGAGACAATGCGATTCGCTACTACTTGACCAAGGCTCCAGATGAGCAACCAAAAAGTTCTAAAGTTAGCTAAAGAAGAAGGTTTCTGTTGTCTTTGGGCCTTTTTCAAGGCAAACGAGAAGGTCTCGACGAGCGAGATCCTCAAGCTGCTAGAAAAGGGTTGCACGAAACGGGCCTTACAACAACAGCGAGCACGATACCGCGACGAGCAATATCACTGCGAGAAGAACCTCGAATGCCTCAAGAAATAACTACTCGTGCGACTCTCGAATGTCTTTGTAAAGCGGCCGGAACCGTCTCTCCGGCGCCTTCCCTTGCTCTTCCATTCGCTTCCGCTGTTGGTGAGTCTGAATGCTCTTAGCAATGTCGGCTCCGGTGATCTTCAACACTCTGTCCTTCGCCGGAATCGAAGCGTTGAAATCGCTCACCGCTTTGCGCGCATCTGCTTCTGCTTCTCTATCCTTTTGCCACTTCGCGCGCCAGATATCGTCGAGCAACGCCTTGCGGCGCGACTGCCAATACATCTGCTGATCGTATTGCTCGAAGCGAATCTGTCGATTCTCAGAAACGACCGTTGGATTCAGCCCAAACGCTTTTCCGACTATTTCTACCGCAGTCAGATCCCGCAGTTTCCCTGTTTTCTTGTCAATCGTGACAAGTGAGCCATCAGCGGCACGAACACCCTGCTGGTCCCAGCGATAAGCATTATAGATATTACCAAGCCCGCCCGGAAGTCGCTCGAACGCCTCTGCTGTCGACTTCGGCCCAGTCAACGCACCTAGCCCGAACTTTAAAAAGCCTCCTGCTGGACCCATCATATCAAGCACCAGATCGCCTACCTGTTCTTCCGGGTCTCCTCGTGGATGAGCGAGAACGTCAGTGCCCGGAATGAACCTGCCGAAACCAATCGAGCGAGAGACGTCAAATCCGCCTAGGTTGTATCCAAGTCCGTGTGCTGCTAGGCCCGGTGATAACCAGTCGATCTCAAGAGCCTGAACGTATTCCCGCAGTTTCTTGCGGATCGGCTCTCCGTCACCCCACTTACGCCATGCAGCCGAGATGAGATCGAGAATATTCTCCGCTCCGGGCAGACCCTCGTATCCTGCAAGCAGAAGCGTAATAAGCCAGATCTTCATCGTATAGCCGCCGAGAGCGCTTCGAGGAGACTCTCCATGCAGCGCCGCCATTCGACGCTGTCCAAGCTCATAACCTCCATAGCTGTGAAAGGCCATGTGCTGCGCGAAGCTCATGAAAATCGTCGCAACTGGCATGATCGGTCCCAGATGCAAAGCATTGCCTCGCATGAACGGAACTCGATTGCCGTGAGAGTAGTCGTTCATCTGAAGACTCGTTGCCTTTACAGCTGCGTCGTAAGGATTGCTTAGTTCCTCCGATGGCTTGAGTTTTTCCGACTCGTAAAGCGAAAGAAATGCAGCTCGACGACTTGACAACTCTGTCAACCTGAACGGCCACATCGCAAGATCAACACCAGCGTGAACTATCTTCGACAGCACGTTCGTTGCCGGCATCCTCCAGAGGGTTCCAGCATTTGCCATGCCAGCAAGATGATAAGCATAGCTCTGCGACAGCACGCCTTCTTCGAGAGCCTTCGACAGCGCAGCCTTTTCGTCTGACGTCATAAATCCCAGATCAGTTGCCGCATTCAGATCAGTAAGGTTTATGCTTGAAATCGCCTTAGCCATGCCTTTAAGAAAGATCTTATTTCCTTCAAGCATACCATGTTTAGTGGTTAAGTCAGACCAGTTCGTGATCAAACCATAGAAGTTGATCACCGCAGTCTTGGGGTTCAACCCCAGATAAGCAACCGAGACGAAAGTCCGCAACGCCTGCGCTTCGTTCTCCGGAGCCATGATATAATCTCGAGCACTTTCCATCGCACGCTTGAGCCGACCAACCTTCTCCGTTGCTTCGATCGACTCTGGTTCTTGTGAGTATTGTGCCTTTCGCAGATCTGCATCAACCGCTCGAATCGACGCGTTGAACTCCGACCGATATTTGAGCTTTGCAATAAGATTCGCGTTATGCCAAGTGAAGGCAGCGAAGCTTCGCAAGGCATCCGCACTGTAGCCTTTGATCTTCAATCGATCAAGGTCATATTGCTTAAGCGGCTTTTCTATCTTCGCCGGCTGAAGTAGTTCCATCAGTCGTGCGACCTGCGACGGCTCTCCGTTAGGCCCGTCTTCGTCGCTCAAGCCAAGTTCGCTCGCAGCGATATCGACAAAATCCAGCGGTAGCCCCATAAGCACGTATTCGCGGTCTGAAAGTTCATACTTTCTGAGCCGTTCGTCTGGCTTAAGCCGTGCAGAGGTTTTATTGAAAGCCTCCTCCCACTTCGCTCGGCTCTCGAACGATTCCTTGTAAACCGTCTCCCAGCCAGGCCCAACGTCCTTCTTGTGTTGAACCGTCAGCACCATGTTACCGAAGTGACCTCGTGGGAAAAAGGGAGATTTGCGAATCTGGTGCACTGCCCGTTTCATGGGCTTCATTGCTGCAATCAGTACGTCCATTCCACTTGAGGCGTAGCGATTCTTCAAGATCGTTTCGAACGCGTCCTCGAGTCCGTTGAGCTGAACCATCAAGGCGTTCTTCGCCGCCAGAACGTGACCAGCCAGCTCCTCGCCCTCGGGAGTTGAGATATCGATTCCCCTTGCCTTGAGTTCTTGTCCCGCCTTTTCGCTCATCGCGTAGCGATATCCTTGTGGAGTCTTTGTAAGCTCGAACCATAGCTCTCCTCCGTCAAGTTCTGCGTTCAGCACGTTGCCGATTTTAGCATAGTTTTCTTTGCCCAGAAACGGGCTCGACCATTCTCGCACGACGGCATCAGCTGGGGCTTGAAGTCGGCTCTTACTCGTGTTATAGCCAATGTTGTCAGAGCCGGCGAACTTCTGCAGCCCTTCGATCTCAGGATGAATATGTGCAAGTTGTTGAATCTGTAAGACGTGCGGCGCAAGCTGTTGGACCTTCCGCAGCGCACGGCGCAAGGGGCCCATATCCGCAAGCCAATTCTTTGTGCCCTTGAACAATTTGCTCGCTCCAGCGCCTTCTTCTCGAGCGAGGTCGAAGTCCGTGTCGAAGCGGAAGTTATCGCTTCTTGAAAAGGTCTTCGCTCCGAGTAGACTTTTGACCTGGTTTGGATGAAAGGCGACATAGCTCGTATCACCCTCGACGAGATTTCCGTAGATAACCCCATCATAGCCTTTTGCAACAAGAAGTTGTCGAACGGGCTCGAATATCTTAAACTTACGGGCTAAATAAGCAGACACATCGTCTCGATAAAACAATGGATCTTTCTCTAAAAGCGCAATTCGTTCGTAGGCTGGAACAGCTTCAGACCTTGTCAAAATTCCTTGTTTAAAAAGGTATGTAAGGAAATGGGCTGGATCAACCCACCAACTGGCGTTTTCAGGGCCAACAGTCAGTGGATTTCTCATATTCAACACAGTTGGAATGAAATAAACGCCTTGAGCCATAGAAGCTCGAAGCGTTCCGTCGTTTTTAGCCTGTGCTTGCCCTTCTTTTTCAAACTCAGCATACATGGTCTCGAGATTTGGAATTTGTTCATCTACTAAATTTGCCTTACGAACATGAGCAGCCCGCAAAGTGCCGAAGTGGAAGCCAAGATCGCCAAGAGCAAAGGTGTCGAATGGCGCTTTACCAGGTCCAACAGTAGAAACGTCACTGGCATGCCAAAGGACTAGAGGTAGTCCTTCTTGTGAAAGGATCTTACTAGCATTCGCCTGATCTTCACGCCAGTCACCAAACCAAGCCTTGAAGAAAGGTGAGTCAAATTGTTTTTCTTCCCAGTCTCCCTCAGCGTCCGCAAGCAGCCGCGGGTTCGTAACCATCTCTGCCGGAATGCCAGCTCGAAGCACACTGAGATCGCTAGACCAGATCTTACCAAAGTCGGTCACTGCAACTTCTGGATCGAGTTCGAATTTCGCGGTCTTGCCAGCGAGTTGTGAGAAGCGATCGCTGAAGGCATCCCAGTCCTTGTCACGGATATAGCCGAGAAGCTCCTTGAACTCAGGACTGTTCGCCTCGACCACGCCGCTTCTGACGAGATTCGTCGTGAGCTTTTTCGCGGTCGTGGCCTTCTGTTCGTCTGTTGCGGTTTCGACATTATGCTGGACTTTTTCGATCTTGACTTTTTGCTTTTTAGCCGTCTTTGGTTTCGTCTCGACAACGACTTTCGCTTTCGCCTTCGCCTTCTTCTCGCCTCCTCGCACCTTCCCTTCACTCGTTCGTGAGGCTTCGTTAACAACCTTATCTGCCTTCGAGAGGCCAGCAAGCCAATCGCTGAACGCTACTCCAGGTCGAATAACTCCATCCTTCTTCGCGTCGATGAAAAAGTCCCGCAAGGACTTGAGTGCGCCGGCAAAGAACTTACCAAGCGGAGTCTTCTGGTCCCATTTCTGCTGATACGCTGCTCGAGCAAGTTGCTCCGCAAGATATTCGTCGAGGCCAAAATACTCGTTCTTGGTTTTCTGCCGCAAGGCCTTTATCGCGCTCTTGCCAAGACCTTCTCGCTCTGCCGCTTGAATTTGCTGACCAACGATCGCCTTGAGCACCGCAGAGCCAGTATCCGTCGGAGCGACCTTGAGTTGTTCAAGAAATTTCCTTCCGAGCTTCGCCGGCCCGAGCCAAGTATCCACCAGCTCTTGCGCATTGATAGTATTGCCAATGATTCTCGACTTGATCGAGTTGAACTCTCGAATGACAGCTGCTCGGTCTTCTGGTAAGGAAGAAATCAGATTTTCTGGCACGATACCAGCTTCTGACGCACGACGAATAGCTCCGGCAACTTCTGGCTGAAGACCCTCGAAGAACTTGTCGTTGATCAGCGCATGACCGAACTCGTGAGTAGCATTATAGAAAACGCCTGCCTGCGTGTTCTTGTTGAACGAGCCGAGACCTTTTTTCGGACTGCGCAATACGGCAGGGACGAAAAAGTGTTTTCCTGGTTCGCTAGAGTAGTGCATCCCCAAAGTCGTTCCGGTATCCAACGACTCGTTTGCGATCACAAAGGTCGCGTTCGGCAAGTGTTTCTGCCGCCATTCTTCGAACGTCTCAAAGTAGGCTCGCATCAAGCCCTCTGGCCGATCATCTGACTCTTGTCCAAGCAAATATGTCCCCGCCTGTGGCATAACCTGTCGAGGTGATTTGCCTTCCGCTTCTTGATTACTCGACAGAAGAAACGTGCGATCCCAGCGATCAATTGCATCGTTAGGATTCTTGTATTCCAGATGCTTCGACGCTTGCCGAAGTGTCGCTCCCATTTCAGAAACGTCTGCGCCGATCTCTCCGGTATTCGCGGCGAGAATCGAAGACCAAGCTGTTCCTGCTTCTGGAATCGGTGGTGCAAGCTTCGCAGCTTTGTTCTTAGCAAGAACTTCTTGCGCTTTCGTAACATCTTCGTCCGTCAACAGCTCCGCGTCGATGCTTTTAATTAACGCATCTACGTTCGGAGCAGACTCCGAAGGAACTGCAGCCGTTGGCTGATCGAACGCTGGCAAGTCCGGAGCTGGAGGACTTGGTTCGGATAATGGCGCATTATCGCCACCAACAGCAGGAGCTTGTGTCGACGGCAGCACACGGTTCAAAACCGCTGCTGTTCCACCAAGCATTGGAGCAGCTATTACTGTCGATCCAGCGGTATCCAAAATGTCCTGAAAGTATTCTTCCCAGGTCATATCCGGCCGCGTGCTGTATTTCGCGTTTGCACTTTGCACGGCAGTAGTCAGCATCTCTGTAGGAACCTCTCGAATCAGAGTGCCAATGATCAGCTTCCCGACAGGACCTCCGACGTTATCCAAAAGGAACTTTGTCGGCAGAACCTCGAAAATCGCCTCTGCTGTCGCGTCAATTGCAGCGTGTCCTGCTGAGCGCGCAGGGGATCGACCTTGTGCTCGATTCTCTCCATAGGTCTCTCCACCTTGCAGAATCGCAGCAGTTGCAACCGGAGGAATCACAGCTGCAGCCGAAGGAGCGCCGGCTCCTCGCATTGCAATTGAAAGAGCAAGCGCTGGAACCTGTTGTGCAACCGAGGCTGTTCCGCTTAAAACAGCTCGTTTCCAGTAGCTCAGCTCACCAGGATGAGCTTCTTCGATATTGAGCGCCCCGGACTCAAAGATTCCCGCGCCAGCTTCTGCTGTTGGCGAGGGACGTGGAATTTCCCCTTTACGCGGTCCACCAAGTCGTCCTTCTCCAGCGTTTGGACGCGACTCAGCTACAGCTTGCAGTGTCCCACCAACACCTTTCTGCACTCCACCAAGCGCTGTCCGAGGCACTGCCTTGAGTGTCTCTCCCCAGCTTGCAGGATGGAATTTCTTCAGAGCCGAAGAGACTTCTTCGTCGCTCGCATCATCCGGGAAGTCGTATTGACCCCCCTCAAACTCGACTCGCATGGTCACCTCGGAGGTGTGTTTGCTGGAACGATGTTTCCTTGCGCGTCTCTACCAAAGCGACGAACTACTCCCGCTGCTGGTTGTCCAGGTGTTGGCGCTGCTCCTCCTGGCCTTCTCGCAGCAGCGGCGTTTCTTGCCATCTCGAACAGCCCCAGCTCGGCGATTTCACTCTCCTCAAGCCCCATCTGCTTGGCCTTGATCAGAAGTTGTATCGCGTCTATCTGCTTGGCCGCTTGTAGCTGCTCCATCTGAAAGGCTTCTCGTGATTTTCCTTTAACCGACGCCGAGTTCGGGTCTTTCTCGACCAGTTTATCGTAGAGCGTGCCCCAGAAGTTTCCTTGTTGCACCAGACCAGACGTCGCTGTCGAAAATCTGCCGGATTTCGTCAGAAACTCTTTCCGCTCCGCCTCGGTCATGCCGGCAAGCGTCTGAACCGAAATATCCTGCTCCGCGGCTTCCCCGCTGAGCTTCCAAACACGAGCCTTTGCTTCGTTCAGCTTGGTCTTTGCAAGCTCGAATTCGGCAAGTTTCGTCTCTTTCCGCAGCGCTTCAGGAATCGCCTTGATTGCCTCGGCATCGAGCCGTTTGAGCTCTGCCTCGACCTTCGCAACGTCAGCGTCGGACACAGCTTTCTCTGCATCCGAGGTCGCCTTCTTCGCCGCAGCACGGAGTTGAGTGATCTTATCTCCAGAAGTTGCTTCTGCGACTTTCGCCTCGGCTTTAACGCCAGGCAATTGAGCTTTTTTCAGCTCCGTCTCGGCCTTGCGACTCTCGATCACAGCCGCACTTTCCGCTTGTTTCGTGTCCTGCTCGACCTGAGCCTGCTTGCCCATATCGAACGCTCCCATGCCAACATTCAGCCCCGTTGCAAAGTGCCCAAGCTTGCTTTGCCCTTGCGGAACTGGCTGTGCGAGCGAGACTCCGAACATTCCAATAGCACGGGAAAGGTTTGGGTCTTTCATGGCCTCAGTCACGAACTGAAGCCAACCCTTTTTCCGCACTTCGAATTCCTCCGGAGTCGCTGGAGGCCGCGCTGCAGCTTGAACTTCCGGCGGCAGCCCCTGTGTCATGCCTGAAAACCCACCACCAGGCGTCATCGGTTGAGCCGGAGGCTGTTCTTCCTGCGGTCCACCAAGCATTTCTGTATATTCAGCCATGGTTATCTCCCGAGGATTCCAGCAAAGCCCGGGATTACCGGGGTTCTTGGCGTTTGCGGCAAGGTCAAGGGGTTAACTTGCACTTGCGCGGGCGCTCGCGCTGCACCACCGCCAGGCGCGGGCCATTGCATCTGTTTTGGCATCATTCCTTGAAGGGCCATGAGCTGCTGTGGTCCAAGACCAGCTGTCGGAGCCGCCGGTTGTTGAGGCGCCGGAGCAGGTGCTGGAGCTCCACCCTGCTGCTGGTTCGCCATGAAGGTATCATACCAGTTCAGCTCGTTTTGCGGGCGATAAGGCGCTTGTGGTGGACTGAGCTGTGGATTCATACTTGGCAACTGTGCCAAGAACGGCTGCGGGTCGAACTGGAGAGCCATTTGATTAACTGCGTTTGCCATGTCAGCCATGAGAGTCTCCTAACTGCCCAAATATGCCGCGAGCGCGCCGATACCAGCGCCAACCATTGTGCCAACTCCTGGAATGACACTTCCAACAGAAGCGCCCATGGCAGCTCCACCAAGAACGCCCAGCATGCGATTCTGTTGTGGAGCTGGCCCGGTCGCTGTCGACTGCGTTCCTGCTTGCGAACCGCCATAGACGATATTCGCATAGTTCTGCAATGGCATCCAAGGTGCGTTCAAGTCCCACATTTTGGAATTCGCTGTATAGTCCTCGCCAGCTTGACTCATGGCTTCTTGCTGAGTGCCGACAGCAGACATCCCGATCGCTGGTTGTTGCCCCAGGGCAAAGGTCTGCGGAGCCGCTGCCATCGTCTTGGAGAACGTGTCCAGCCCTTGCGAATACCCCTCGTTGGCGATCTTCGAGGTAATATCCCCGATGGTGCTCAAGTATCTTCCACCAGCGATCCCTTCGGCTATACCTTGTCTCGTCGAGGTGCCTTGGCCGCCAGCTGCCATCGAAGCTGAACGAATGTTGCTGAACACTCCGCCAGGATCGGTATACGCCTCAGTTACCGGCCGAATCGCTGCGTCCATATAGCCTCGCATCGCTGGATTGCTCTCAGGATACAAGACGTCGCTCATGCCAAACTTCGCTGCGTCCATAGTTGCACCGGCAAACTGTCCGCCTGCACCAGTGGAGTATTGACGCAACATCTGCTGCGCCTGAAGAGTCTCAGGCGAAAACGCTGTCGGCTTTGCGCCAGGATATGGAGCAGTAGACAGTGATTCAGAGTTTGCCCCGTAAATTCGCTCGGCCTCCGACATCACCTTCGCGCGTCTCGCAGCTTCCTCCGGAGAGTAAAGCTGGTTGACCGTTGTTGAAGAAGTTTGTTGTCCGCCTCCGCCACCCATAGTAGCCACCTTTGCGCCCCAACTTGCGGGCTCCAGTCCGACCGCTCGACTCAGAGGATCGATTCCATACTGCTTGAAAAGCGGCAGTTCTCCGCCGCCACCTTGTCCACCGCCACCACTCATTGAAGTTTACTCCTGAGATCAAACCTTACGACGTCATAAGACTTGTTAAATCCCAGAGATCGAAGCATCCGAGACATTGATGGCCGCGTCCAAGCTTCAATTTCAACAGCTCCTTTCGAAAGCACCCACGACTGGAACACTGGAAAGAACCTTGTTGCTTGAGCAAGTTCTTTTCCAGCCAAGAGCAAGATTCTTACTGAAGAATACTGTTGCCAACCACAAAGCTCGCAGATGAACACAAGCTGAATCTTTCCATATCTTACCACCGCAAAAGCTGCAAAAGCTCCTTGCAGTAAAAGATTCTTAACGTCTGCCGACAGCATCTCTCCATGCGCATACCTCAGCGCCGTCTCTACAAACGGCTGAAGCTCATCCCAAGCCGCCGGAATCTGTTCTGGCAAAAAGATCCAGAACTCGTAACCGTCAGCCGAGCTTGTTCCAGGCTCCACTATAGTAAACATAGACACCTTTGCCTGCTCCCGGATTCCAGTTCGTTCCATCTGCTCCAACCCGCATACCCTCACGAGGTTTAGCTGGAGCAGCTGTCAAGAACTCTACGTCCGTTGCTGTCTCGAGCGCTTCGCGCACGCGCGCAAGCTCCCTTGCGACCCACGCGGTAAGCCGTTCAGCCGTTACTACCACCGGCGCTGGTTCTGGAATATATCTCAATAGTTCCCCACTGGGCTAACGTCTGCCTCGTATCCGTGCAAGCGCCACTCGATGTTAGTTGCCGACTCGAACTTCAACGCGTGAAGTGGACCTTCAACCAGTCGGTCGACATACACCGACTGACCAAGGATAAAGGGAAACGGATCGGAATAAGTGACTGGCCCACCAATCTTCTCTTGCGCGCCGATGTAGATGTTTACAACTCCACCATTTGTGCCTTCAAGTCGGGGCCAAAGGCCTTTCATCAGCTTTCGTGTAGTAAAGTCCGGTGGTTGTTCGACCTTCAACGGAAAGCCAAGCCCGGTTCGTTCCACGTAGCTCGTCATGTTCGAGCCAGCTTGTTGTTGAGTATCGTCCATCATCAGAAGTTTCGTGCTGCCTGGAATTGCTGCAAGCATCCGACGCAAGGTTGGATTATACGCAAGATCGTCCCACGCTGAGGCGTCTGCGTCCCAAGAACCTGCATCTGCGTCCCAGGTGGACGCTGCGCCAGATGGATCAATGATACCACTTGCGATAAACGCACTTGATGGAAGCTCTCGCACACCCCAAGTATTTTCCTTCCAGTTCCAAACCAGAGCCTTGTTCGCGTGAGTGTTGCCGGCGCTAGGAAAACAAACCCAAGCTTCAAACAACCCATAGTTGAGCGCAAGAAAAGACTTGCGGTAATGAGTCGAATCGATTTGTCCAGCAAGAAATTTCCGAAGTCTATGATGCAGCACAGATCGAGACGCTTGTCCATCGTGCACTACTACGTCATCGCCAGTGAAAACGATATGCTGTCCGTCCAGAAACTCAGCTACCGCTCGAGCTGTAAAAGCCCCAAAGCTGTCAAAGATCTTATAGATTCGAAAGACGTTCACACCCCCGATAAACTGCATTCCCCAAGTCGAGCGTTCTTTGTAAATTACCTTGATATCGCGCAAGCTGACAGAGTCTACAGCAGTGTCACCGGTTTCTGAAAGATTGAACTCGCCTGCGTCTTTCGTTGGATCAGTTTCGTCCCAAGAAGTTGGCACGGTTAACGGATCTGCTGGATGACTCCACTTCACAAGCGAAGGATAACGTGTGCCAGTGGCTTTAACGATATCGAGAGCGACGAGAAACTGCTTAAATGTCCGCAGCGACCTACAAGAGTAGTTCGCTGGCCAGTTCGGTAAATTCACGAGTGGCGTTGACAACGAGGGAGTGTTCCAGACCTGGGGCACGTCGACTCCGTTCGTCAGAACCGGTAGACCGCCAAGAACATCTCCCGTCCAGTTAATGTCCGCGGTTGCAGCGTAGTTCCCCGCAACCCTGGTTATATCCCCATGAGACGCCATGTTCGTCGCACCTACCTTGGTAAGCGAGGCATAAATCCAGAAGTAGCTTGTGCCAAAAGCCGCTGGAAGTAGCCAGTAAGGCGCCCATAAAGGAGTTGCAAAGACCTCCGAGTAGCCCTTGAACTTCTCGACGTAACCATCTCGAAAACGGATATTCTGTCCTCCACTCCAGGCATTAAGTGGTATCTCGTGCGGCTGCAGATCGTTGATGATACCGAACTGGCCGACATTGCTGACTGGAAAGGGCTTCATATTAGCTTTCTATTTTGGCACGGGAGCGCGCCCGTTCAATTCTTTCAGCTTTTCGTCAATCGCGTCTTTCACTCTCTTGTTGAACAAAAGATCCTCGTGGATAGCTTTTTCCGCCGTCATGTGCTTGGTTTCGATGCTCTTGATATGCTCCATGACAGTAAGAACCTGTGTGCTAAGGTCTGCGATTCGCTCTTGCATTGCGATGATCTTGGAGTTTTGCGAATTGGCCTCAGTATAAGCGACCTTCGCTCCACTCGCGGCCTCAGTCGAGATTTTGGTGTTTTCCGCCACCGTGCCAGCCAGCTCCTTTGCGGCGGTAAGCACCTTGTCCGCGACCTCCTTCGCATCGGTGAGCACTTTTGCCGCCAGCGTTGCAGCGGTCTTGTTTCCTTCCGCCGCTTGCGCCAGCACCTCGTTGCTCGCCCTGAGTGCTACCGCTTCAGCCGCTGCGGTGGCTTTGTCGGCAATCAGTTTCGCTGAGGCCTCTGCCCACTTTTGCGCCCGGCCCTCCCGAAACCATTGAGCGACGAAGCCAATGACGAGCGCTAGTAGGGTGCCAGTCTGAACTACAAACGCAGTGTCCATCACGCTCTCCAATGTCTCTGGATCTCCGCAAGCACATCCTTGCGCACTGTCAGGTCGTTGCGAACAAGCGCATCCGGCGCATGGCTGTTGATATAGCACCAGTAGAACGAATTGCGGATGCCCTTGCTGAGCATGTAGTTCACCCAAGCGTTCGTCCATTTTCGGGTCGCGTCGGAGTTGTAATTGCTGCCCCACTCTCCAGGGACAACAGAGAAGTCTTTGCACAGGTAGCCGAACAGTATTTCCCAATCGTCAGCTAGGTTCGCCGGGTAGTTGACGGCACTGAAAGTGGACTTCATGTGATCTGGCGGGCCGTAGGTGTGCGGCGAGAACACCAGTTTGTCTGCTGGAATAGCGAGGGGCGCATACGCTTGCGGCTGAAGGTTCTCGCCCCAATTGATAGGCACGTCCTTTTCCTTGCCGCTCCAGTCGTTGCGTGTGATGCCCTCAACGAAGATCAGCAGGTTCGGATTGGCTGCGCTGATTGCCTGATAGGCAGATTCAACAAGCGGCTTCCAAAAGGCGTGAATAGGGTTGCCATCCGGCAGCCAGCGGATGCGACTGTTCGGCTCGTTTAACGGATCAAGCCCCATGAAGCATTTAAGGTGCTTGTAGCGATCAGCAACGAACGCAAGATCGCGCAACCAATCTGCGGTCGTGTAAGGCTGCTGGTTCCAAGTTTCGGCCCACTTGCCAGCGCCGTAGTCCTTCGGGTCTGTGATGTAGGGATGGAAATATATAGCGTGCCCGCTTACCGAGTGCATGTCGATCAGCACGCGCATTTCCTGCCGGTCGGCCTCAGCCATCCACATATCCAGCACTTGCAGCGGTGTCTTGCCGACTAGATCAGCGTTGTCCGGCATCAGGAGCGTGCTCTTACCCGGCATCGTCTCCTGTGAGTGGAGCGTGCCCGGCTCAATCGGAAGGCGGAAAGCGTTGAACCCCATCTCTTTCGCGTGCGCTATCTGCCACTTCCAACCGGAGTTCCACAGGCTCGTCGGGCGTCTGGTATCCCACGCTTGAAACCCGCTAAGATTTATTCCGCGTATCTGGAACTCAACCCCGGCGTCGTAGAGCTTCCCCGCCTTCGCGGTGTAGCCGGCTCCGGTAGGCACAGGATCAACGGACGGAGTTGTCCCCGTTCCGGCATCTATCAACGTCCCGTCAGTCACCCGGTAGCTTTTCCCGTCGAGAATCAGGCTTTCGAGCTTCATACGTTTTCTCCGGTATGTTGCACACTGGACACCATGGCGGCTCTAGGTAATCCAAACTTGTGTTTCGACTCTGAAGCATTATTGCACCACAGTCTAGGGTTGGACACTGAAAGAGCTTTCTTTGAATCATCCCTCAAGACTCTTTATGTCTTGAGCTGGTAGCCCTGGAAAGCACACTAAGGGATGATCCATTCGTCTCACAATCTCATTCCTCATGCTTTCAACAGCAGCTCCAGCCTGTCGTGTCTGCTGGGTGCCTTCGATCAGAAGTATCGGCAAGAAGGCGATAACACAATCTTCTTCTTCCTTCAGCGCCACTCCGGTCTGTGGATTATTCCCCAGCAACTTAATGAACCACTTGCACTTGTGCTCGAGGCACGGACCAGCCATTAAAGGACAGAGTTTATCCACGTCAGTCCTTTGTCGCTATAATACAATCAGCGAATTTGACGCCGAAAGTAGGCAGTCCGTGAGAATGTGATGGCGTGGCGTGGGTATGTGAGCCTCCGCCTCCAGTAGCCTCCGTAACGAGTGGCCCGTTATCTATCTGGTCTGCAAGCGTCGTCACATCTATAGAAGTCAACGACGAGCCTCCCGCAGCTGTATCTCGCACTCCAATCGACCCCCGTGACTTCTGCTGGTGACTATGTGAAGGAATGTCAGCTATAGTCAGAGCATACGCAGTAGTCGTTCCGTTACCATCGTTGTTAGTTGAGCGGCCCGCAGCAAAAACTGTTGAAAAGCCGCTCGCACCGCCGGTGCTGGCCGAGCCTGTAACTATTCGCAGGGCCGCATCGTTATAAGTTGCGTTTGCCTCTTTTGTCCAACCAGTCGGAGCACTCGTTTGCTGAAACAACATTCGCACTCCGGCGCCGAGACCAAGTATTGTCCCGGCCCCGCTTGTTGTAACTGCACCTGTAACTACTCCACCGCCTGATGGAAGAGGAGCGGACGGGGAGAACACAGCACACAAGAACTTCGTTCCGTCGCAGGACACCAAACCGGTGTAACCTATAGGAATCGTCACAGTCGCGGCGCCGTTAACTGTCTCTGCTCCAGCCGGATCGATAGTGATCGCTCCAACTCGCGCATACAGAAGCGACGTCCAGCCATTTCCAAGAGTCGCTGCTGCAGTTAAGTTATAAGTTAGCGCACCACTCGCGTCGATCGTGGACCAGTTATCGGTCGCAACGCCAGTATACGATCCCGTCTTCGTTTGCCAACGACTGAATCTTCCAGCGAAGCTGGGAAAGGTATTTTTCAGAACCGTCTTTAGAAGACGAATATGATCGTCCCCCTCGGCCTTGCCGTCGCCTCCGGCAGGATTAGTCGAGACGAAGTCGTCCAGATATGTTGCAGCTTCGAGGCTCATTAGGAATCTCCCATCGAATAGTCGATGCCTGTGAATAACCAGGCGTTGTGTCGGCGGAAGAGCCCTTCGCCGGCGGACTTGCGCATTGCGTCAAAGCCGATCGCCGCTATATCGTCTCTTGTATGTAGCGTCGCTGCGGCAAAGCCTGCCTCGCCGATAAGCCAATTCGCTGCCTCTTTAAGCCAGAGATTCTCGGCCGCAGCATCCGTTGGTGACGAGTCCTTCTTGTAATACAGGAGTCTCAAATCACGAGCAGAGTCTGGAATCGGCCTTAAGTAAAGCCTCGAGCCAATGATATCGAAAAGCTTCGGATCAGAAGAAACCCCTTCCTCGTATCGCTTTTTCATAGTCGGAAAGGGGTCTCGTTTGATCTCTCTCCATTGATCAGGTGAAGTGATACTCGTATCCTTCCAGTAAAAAGCGCTCTTCTCGTCATCGAGCTCGAGAAAGTCAGTCGGCAGATCGACATACTCCTGGCTCGGAACTGTCACGAACGAGGCAGCAGTATAGTCCAGAAAGAGAAACCACGGAAGAACGCCAATACGCTCCTTGGAACCGTCCTGAGCGAGTTGCATCTCCAGAAGAACATTATCTCGCAGGCTCTGTTGCGTCCTGTTTCCGAGACGAGCCATGATCAAATTCAACGCTGCGTTGCCGTTCATGAGATTCTCCAGACCAGATGTCCTGTGTCCAAGTCAATAAACATCTTATGTAGGTTCGGTATCCCTGCACCACCACTAAGAGTCATTGACTGAGCGAGATCCGTTTCGATCGCTTGACCGATTTCTCGAAATTTTAACGAAGTAATTGTCTGAGCCAGATTGATCTCTTGCGCCTGACCAAGCAGAAAGGCTCGATTGACAGTTATCGCTTGAGCCTCGTTTATTTCCAGCACCTGTTCAAGAGTTTTCGTCTTACGCACACTGATTGGTTGAGCCGTATCAACCTCCTCTGCCTGTCCGACAGAGATATCATTGCCTCCCGAAGAGATCGAAAACGCCTCGTCGGTTTCCTGCGCCTGTCCGAGCGCTTTAGCCTTGGTGGTGGAAAAGGCCTGACTTGTATCTACTTCCTGAGGCTGTCCGAGAACTTTACTCTTCGAGCGAGTGATTGCTTGAGCAAGATCGTTTTCTATCGCCTGAGCGACGGCCTTCGATTTCGAACTTGCTATTGTTTGAGCAAGATCGGTCTCGAGAGCTTGCCCCAGCACCCTGGACTTGCGTTTGGTAAACGCTTGTGCAGTATTGGTTTCTGTTACCTGCCCAAGAGTCTTGCGTTTCGTCTTACCAAGCGTTTGTGAGGTGTCTGTCTCTGTAATCTGGCCGACGTTGATGCTCTGACCCGCCGAGCCTTTGATCTCCACAGCGATACCGGACATGTCCACTGTGCCGGTATGGCCGGTGATGCCGTATGCAGTCGGCCCGCCCGCAGCACCTTGATCGCCGAAGGACACGGCGAAGAAATCAGCCTGTCCAGATTCAGCCTGCGCGTGATCTACAGTGCCGGTCGGTGTTGCTGTGACCGTTACGTCTCCGACCTGATTCCAGTCCGCCATCATCATGACGACGTGGGAATTGGCGCCCGCTCGGGTGACGCTGATCGTCTTGGCGGTAGAGCCGTCGAGCGTTACCGGCGTTCCGAGTCCGCCTGAGCCGCGATAGACGTAGACGACAATGCCAGATCGGAGCACTACCTTGCCATCGAACGGACTGGTCACAGAAACTACTGTTCCCGATCCGGCACCCGCAGCGGTAGCTGTCCACAGAAATACCTGTATATCGTCGGTGGCTGCGTTGTTGTTGACGGATGTGAGTAAGCTAAAAGTCAGCCCGGCTCTGGCTGGCAACCCTAATTGATTTGCAACTTCGTTATTCGCTATTGCGCCAAACACCAGAATGATGTCGCCCGCCTCCCACGTAATAGACGCGGAGGTTTCATCCGTCAGCCCACTGTCGCTAAACGTGGACTTGGCGACTTGAACTAGGGTCGGTGCAGCCACTTAGCGTGCGCCTTCCGGGTAGTCCAG